CAAATAGACGCACGTCCGCGACCGCATCGTGGAAAATCGTCGACCATTCATCAGCTTCGCCAACACCGCCGGGAAACGCCACGATCTGCATTGATCTCATTTTGCGGTAGGTGCAGTCCTTGGGTTCCAGCAGTTCCACCCGAAACGATTCGCTCAACGCCTTGAGCATTCCTACACAGCAATGGGCCGAGGCATGGGGGTGCTTGTGGAACAAACCGATCCTAGGACGCGCTATACTCATATTAATAACACCCCCCGGCTTGTATTTTAGGTTCCATCTGTTTTATTTTACGTACCATGGAAGATATTCTAGTTCCTGAGATAGAAGAGAACATTCCGCTCCCCGCCAGCGCGGTGGATGCCCTGCCGAACTTGACTCCTGAACAGGAAGTTGAGATGCGGGCTAGGACAATTAAAGTAATTAGCGATCTTACCGGGACTCCCCTTGTTGTAACTGACGAGGACATGGAGCAGGCAAAAGAACTAGCCCGTGCCCAGATCACGAACCCGAACACCAAGATCGACTATAGTATGTACGCCAACGAGACGATTGCGATGCTGGCTGGGATGGCAGCGCGATACAACCACATGATCGTCAAAGACTTGGCAGATCTAAAACTTTACGTGGTGAACAAGCTGTTTGAAACGGCGGAAAGCGCGGATAGTCAGAAAACTCTCATCTCGGCCCTGTCTAAACTGGGTGAAGTGGATGGCATTGACGCGTTCAAGAAACGCAGCGAGATAACGCACCAGATCAAGCCCATCGAAGAAGTTGAGAAAGAACTTTTGTCGGTGTTGGAAGGTATTGAGTACAGCGTGGTGAGCGACAAAAAGGATTCGGTTCAATGAAATTGGCGACTTCTGAGACAGTAAGCGAGCGTTTGAGCCACTGTAATGGCTGCGAACACAATAAATTGGGCATCTGCAAGCGTTGCGGGTGCATCATTCAGGGCAAAACACGCTTAGCAGGGTCGTGGTGCCCCATCGGACTATGGGGCAAAGAAGAATTCGGCCTAAAAACGCTGCTCCCCCGCTAAAATGCAGCTAAATCTCACTCCTTCTGACATCAAAAAGCTGAAATCGGCGCTGCCGATGCTGCCGGAGAAGGAGAAACGGCGTGTCGCTGAGCTACTTAAGCAGTATCAAGCCCAAGTCACGCAGGCCAAGGGCAAAGATTCATTCCTCGACTTCATCGGCCACGTCTATCCGGGGTACAAGGTAGGGCCACACCACCGAAAATTGGCGGGGATCTTTGAAGATATCGCGGCAGGGAAGAAGAAACGGGTTATCGTGAACATCGCCCCGCGTCACGGCAAATCCGAGATGATCTCCTACTTGGCCCCCGCGTGGTTCCTCGGGAAGTACCCGCAAAAAAAGGTCATCATGGCGTCTCATACTGCAGACCTCGCTGTGAACTTTGGCCGTCGTGTCAGAAACCTAGTCGGCTCGGAGTCATATCGTGACATATTTCCTCAGGTCGAGCTTCAGGCTGATAGTAAAAGCGCTTCTCGTTGGGGTACTAATTTTAACGGCGAGTATTTCGCTATTGGCGTGGGTGGTGCTCTCGCTGGTCGAGGTGCCGATTTATTTATTATTGATGATCCACACTCAGAACAGGAAGCTAAGCAAGGCCGTGCTGACGTGTTTGAACCCGCATGGGAGTGGTTCCAGTCAGGACCCGTCCAACGATTGATGCCGGGTGGTGCAATCATCGTCGTGATGACGCGCTGGAGCAAGATGGATCTGACCGGCAAGATCATCGACCACATGAGCCGAGAAGACGGGGCGGATCAGTGGGAGGTCGTGGAGTTCCCGGCGATCCTGAACGAGAAACCCCTCTGGCCTGAGTTCTGGGATATCAATGAACTACTGGCAAAGAAGGCCAGCATGGATGTGCGGTATTGGCAGGCCCAGTACATGCAGCAGCCGACCTCCGAGGAAGGCGCTCTTATTAAACGGGAGTGGTGGCAGACTTGGGATAGGGAGAACCCCCCAGCATGCGAATTTATAATCATGTCCTTGGATGCGGCCCAAGAGAAATCGAACCGGTCGGACTTCAACGCCCTGACAACGTGGGGCGTGTTCTTCAACGAAGAAGCGAAGAACTACAACATCATCCTGCTGAACTCGATCAAGGAGCGCCTAGAGTTCCCAGAGCTAAAATCCCTTGTGTTGGAGCAGTACAAGGAGTGGCAGCCGGACTCATTTATAGTCGAGAAGAAATCAAACGGCGCAGCGCTCTACCAAGAGATGAGGCGAATGGGGGTACCCCTGTCCGAGTTCACGCCGGGCAAGGGTCAGGACAAGATTAGCCGGGTGAACGCCGTATCCGATCTCTTTTCGGCAGGGATTGTTTGGGTACCGGACCGGCGTTGGGCTTGGGAGGTGGTCGAGGAATGCAACGACTTCCCTAGCGGGACACATGACGACCTTGTAGACTCCACTACATTAGCCCTACTCCGTTTCCGGCAGGGTGGGTTTATTCGTTTGCCGAACGATGAGCCGGAGCCGACTAAATGGTTCAAGAGTCATAGACGGGAAGGGTTTTACTAATGGCTATTGATAAAAGTTTGTACGAAGCACCGGTGGGTTTAGAGTCTCTTGCAGAGGAACCTGCAATTGAGGTTCAGATCGACATCCCCTCCGAAGAGGATGGTGCGGTAGTTGAGTTGATGAAAGCCGAACCTCGTGCAGAAGACTTCGACGCTAACCTTGCAGAGTTCATGAGCGAGGGCGAACTGCAGAGTCTGTCCTCAGATCTGCTAGGTGATTACGAGACTGATGTCTCTTCCCGCAAAGACTGGCTCGACACCTATATTAAGGGCTTGAAGATCCTCGGTATTCGGTACGAGGAGCGAACTGAACCGTGGCCGGGTGCGTGTGGCGTGTTCCACCCGCTCTTGATGGAGAGCGCGGTCAAGTTCCAATCTGAGACTATTATGGAAGTCTTCCCGGCTATGGGTCCGGTCAAGACTAAGATCGTAGGCAAGGAGACCCCGGAAAAGAAAGACGCTTCTATTCGTGTCGCAGATGACATGAACTACCAGCTGACCGAGGTGATGAAAGAGTATCGCCCGGAGCATGAGCGGCTGCTGCTCTCCCTTGCGTTGGCGGGTAACGCCTTTAAGAAGGTGTACTTTGACCCGTCCCTTGACCGTCAGACGGCGATCTATATTCCGGCTGAAGACATCGTGGTGCCCTATGGCGCACCGAACTTAGAGACTGCTGAGCGTGTTACGCACCGTATGCGTAAGACCAAAAATGAAGTGGTTAAGCTTCAGTATGCGGGGTTCTACCGAGACGTTGATCTTGGCGAGCCAATGCGCGTGATGGACGAGGTTGAGAAGCAAAAGGCCGAAGATCAAGGCTTTTCGGCATCAATGGACGACCGGTTCCAGTTGCTTGAGATGCACGTGGATATTGATCTACCGGGTTACCCAGACGTTGATGAAAACAATAGTGAAACAGGAATCGCCCTTCCGTACGTCGTCACGATTGAAAAAGGCACAGGAACGATTCTCGCTATCCGGCGTAACTGGCGGGAAGACGACAAGCTCAAAGCCAAACGACAGCATTTCGTCCATTACGGTTATATCCCCGGATTTGGTTTCTATTACTTTGGACTTATCCACCTCATTGGCGGACATAGCAAAGCTGCCACGTCACTTCTTCGACAGCTTATCGACGCGGGAACGCTTAGCAATCTACCGGGCGGCCTTAAGTCACGAGGACTCCGAATTAAGGGCGACGATACACCGATTGCTCCGGGTGAGTTCCGAGACGTAGACGTACCAAGTGGTGCGATCCGCGACAACATCCTGCCGCTTCCGTACAAGGAGCCTTCGCAGACTCTCGCTGCGTTGATGGACAAGGTTGTTGAGGATGGACGCCGCTTTGCTGCGGTGTCGGATCTTAAGATCAGCGACATGTCTAATCAGGCTCCGGTGGGCACGACGCTCGCTATTTTGGAGCGTGTGTTGAAGGTGATGTCGGCTGTGCAGGCCCGCATCTACTACGCGATGAAACAGGAGTTCAAGCTCCTTGCAGGTATCATCCGCGACAATACCCGGGAAGAGTATTCGTACGAGCCGGAGATCGGCAGTCGCAAAGCGAAGAAGTCGGACTATGACGATGTGGATGTGATCCCCGTCAGCGATCCGAACGCGGCCACCATGAGTCAAAAGGTGGTGCAGTACCAAGCGGTAATGCAGTTAGCGCAAGGCGCTCCGCAGTTGTACGACCTGCCGTACCTGCATCGTCAGATGATTGAGGTGCTGGGCGTTCGTAACGCAGACAAGATCGTTCCGCTTCCGGATGATCAAAAGCCGCGTGATCCTGTCACCGAGAACATGGATTTCCTCAAGGGTGATCCGGTTAAGGCATTCATGTACCAAGACCACGAGGCACACATCAAGGTGCACATGGCGCTTGGTCAAGACCCAAAAATGGCACAGATGATTGGACAAAGCCCGCAAGGCCAGACGATCACTGCCGCACTCCAAGCGCACATCTTGGAGCATCTGGCGTTCCAGTATCGCCGGGAAATCGAGAAGCAGTTGGGCGTTTCCCTTCCCGCGCTTCCGCAAGGAGACAACGAGGAGTACGACCTTACTCCGGAAATGGAAGTCAAAATCTCGCAAGTATCGGCCCTTGCAGCGGAACGCCTGCTGGAGAAGGACAAAGCCGAAATGCAAGCGCAGCAGATCGCTCAGCAACAGCAAGACCCGCTCATTCAAATGCAGCAGCAGGAATTGCAGATCAAGCAGTTGCAGGCGCAGACCAAACAGCAGCAAGTTCAGATCGACGGCCAGATCAAGATGGCCGAGCAGCAACGCAAGCAACAGAAAGACATGTTGGACGCCGCTGCCAAGGAAGACGAACTTCGCCTACGCGAGGCAGAGATTTCTGGTCGACAGCAGCTTGATGCAGCCCGTCTTGGTGTGGATATCGAAAAGCACAAGACGCAAGAATCGAACCTTATGGAACTGGAAGGCGTTCGTATGGGTATCGACATTGCCAAAAGCAAAGACGCTGCCGCGCAGCGCAACATGAATCCGCCGAAAGGTGCAAACAAGAAGGAGTGATAGATGTCTTACACCAACGCTCTTGCATACCTTGAGTCAAAACTCGGGGAAGAGCGCGTACTAATTGTTGAAGCCCTAATCCAAGGCAAATTGGACGAGGGTGAATACAAGCGACTTTGCGGGGCGCTACAGGGTCTCGAACTCGCAAAGAATCACATTAAAGACCTTGCCAAACGCATGGAGCGTGATGATGAGTAGCATTGACGTTGAGAAAACGCAGGAGGAGGCGAAGAAAGCTTCGCAGCTTCCGGTACCAAAGGGGTATCGCATTCTGTGTGCGGTGCCGCATGTTGAGGAAGAGTTTGACGGCGGGATTATCAAGGCGGATGACACTAAGCGCGTTGAGGAGCAGACCACGGTAGTCCTCTTCGTTATCAAGCTTGGCGACACTGCTTATGCAGATAAGGACCGGTTTCCTACTGGCCCTTGGTGTAAGGAAGGCGACTTCGTTCTGACTCGCCCCTATTCAGGCACCCGAGTGGTTATCCACGGCCGAGAGTTCCGCATCATTAACGACGACACGGTAGAAGCGGTGGTCGATGACCCCCGTGGAATCCGTCGCGCATGAGGTAATAGTCTAATGTCCATTGAACAAACTGAGTTTAAATTCCCAGATGAGCAAGAGGCTAATAAAAAAACCCAAGCAAATCAAGTAGATAGCGACGATCTCAAGATTGAGATTGAAGACGATACCCCACCTGAGGACCGTGGCCGTAAGCCGCTGCCCAAGGAGATTGTCAACGAGCTAGATAATGACGACCTTGAGGAGTACTCCGAGAAGGTCAAGAAGCGTCTAGGCCAGATGAAGAAGGTCTATCACGATGAGCGCCGTGAGAAAGAGCGGGCCGTTCGTGAACGTGAAGAGGCTATCCGGGTTGCCCAGACCCGTGAACAAGAGATCAGAACCCTCCGCCAGCGTATTGGGCACAATGAACAGGCCTTTATAAAAGAGGCTGAAAAGGCGGCAAATACCGATCTCAACGTAGCAAAGGACCGAATGAAACAGGCCTTTGAGGCAGGGGATGCAGACAAAATCACCGAAGCCCAAGAAGCCCTGACGGACGCTAAGCTCAAACTTCAGAACATTTCCAGAGTTAAACCCTCTTTACAAGCTCAAGAAGATAGGGTAGAACAGCAACAACAGGTACCGACGCCACAAGCGTCTTCGTCATCGCCCGACCCAAAAGCCGAGGCATGGCGGGACAAAAACACTTGGTTTGGCGTGGACGAGGAGATGACTGCCCTCGCGCTCGGCCTGCACGAAAAATTAGTCCGGTCTGGTGTGGATCCTCGCACGGATGATTACTACCGCCGAGTTGATGAGACTATGAGGAAACGCTTCCCTGAAGCATTTGACGATGCGGAAGAAGAAGAAAGACCTCAAACGAAGCAGGAAGAAAAGCCTGCTCGCACAAAACCGGCCAATGTGGTTGCCCCAGTAACGCGGTCTACCGCGCCTCGTCAGATTCGTCTGACATCATCTCAAGTTGCGCTGGCTAAGAAACTTGGCTTGAGCAATGAACAGTATGCACGTGAACTTTTGAAACTGGAGAACAACAATGGCTGAAAATAGATTAGCTCGTGAACTCGAAAGTCGAGACTCCGCGCAGCGCAAACAGAACTGGACACCGCCCCAAACGCTTCCGACTCCAAATCCGCAGCCGGGGTATGTGTTCCGTTGGATCCGGACCAGTATGATGGGTCAAGCGGACCCTACCAATACTTCCGCAAAGCTTAGAGAAGGATGGGAACCGGTGAAAGCCGAGGACCATCCGGAAATGATGTTGCAAGCCGATCCGAATTCCAAATTTAAAGGGAATATTGAGATCGGGGGTTTGTTGCTCTGCAAGGCCCCTGAAGACCTGATGAAGCAGCGTGAGGATTACTACACGAAGCAGGCGCAGTCTCAGATTCAGTCTGTGGACAACAATTTTATGAGGCTGAACGACGAACGGATGCCGCTATTTAATGAACGCCGCTCCACTACCTCGTTCGGAAAAGGCAAATAACTTTTTAGGAGTTTACAATGGCATATCCGACTGTAAATGCTCCTTACGGGCTTAAGCCGATCAACTTGATCGGTGGCCTCCCGTTTGCGGGCGCTACCCGTCAGATTCCCATCGCCTCGGGCTACGGCACGGCCATCTTCAATGGTGACGTGGTGCAGTACAACGGCAATGGCACTCTGATTATCACCACGCTTCAGGCTCAGGTTCAGGCTGCTTCGGCTGCTTCGACCCCGGTGGCCGGTGTCGTGGGTGTGTTCCTTGGCTGTTCTTACACCAACCCGTCGACGGGTCAGAAGCTCTACGCGCAGTACTATCCGGGCGGTATTTCCGCTTCGGACATTGTTGCCTACGTGAGCGACGATCCGAACGCCCTGTATCAGGTCGTGAACGTGACGAGCAACGTGGCGGACAATGCGGCGGGCGGTCTTCTCCCGGCGTACGTTTCGCGTGCGAACTCGATTGGCACGAACGCGGAACTCGTTCTTAACACGGGCGTAGCTACGACTGGCAACAGCCGTATGGGTGTTTTCATCAACAACGTGACGACCCCGCTGCCGTTCCGTGTGGTTGATGTGATCACTGCTTCGCAAAACTCATCGGGCAATTTCGTGGAGTTCGTCGTGAAATTCAACGCGATGTACCACACGTATAATGCTACGGTTGGTATCTAATAGGGAGCATGTAAAAAATGGCTA